TGTTTATTTGTTTATTTGTTTATTTGTTTATTTTTATTATGTATTGTATATAATGAAAGAAACGTTTAAACGACGAAGATGTCCTCCGCGATGCTCTAAAGGGTCAAGATGTGACCGAAAAACGAAAAAAAACAAAACACGTCGTTGTCAACCAATTATTAAAAAATTGAAACAAACTCCACGTTCAAATAAATCCACACCATCACCTAAAAAATTGAAACAAACGCCGCGCTCAAATAAATCCACACCACCACCTAAAATGAGTCGATACGCTAAATTTTATAATATTGCAGATAAGGTTGAATTAAGCACCAAGGAGCAATTGAAATTATCAAGCAAAAAAATAAAAGAGAAGGTTCATAATAATATTATAAGTGAATTGAATTCTAGTAATAAGTATAAAATCGGGGATATTCTATTTATAGGTGACGATGAAACACCTTTTGCGATTGTAGATGAAAAAAATGGAAAGTTTACTTTTGCAGTACACGAAAATCCTGAAAATCTTCCATTTGGTCGTATGTTAAATAAAGTAAAGGAACATAACGTTAAATATCAAAAAATATTTGAAAGTGAATTAGGAAATTTACGTGAACTATTTATTCCAGTCGATGAAGAAGATATTATTGATGCTTATAAAAATGAGGGTATTTATTAAATATATTTAACAAAATTAAAAATGCTATAATTATTTTTTTTTGACGGGAAATTGCTACAAAACAAATCCCATACATTAAATAATAATAAATAATAATTATAAGAATTTAGACATATTTTTATAATTAATATAATATATTATTTACAATGAGTTTTGAAGAAAATATCAAAAAATGGGTTTCTTTAGACAACCAACTTAAAAGCATCAACGAAAAAGTGAAAAAAATGAGGGATGATAAAAATTCAACTGAAGAAATTATTATGAACTATGTAGAACAAAATGAAATTAAAAATGCTACAATTAATATTTCTGACGGGAAATTGCGATTTACAACTACAAAACAAACCCCACCATTAACACTGAAATATGTAGAAGATTGTTTAATGAAAACTATTAATAATGAGGGACAGGTAAAACAATTAATGAAAGTGATTAAAGAATCGCGTGAAGTCAAGTATTCTTCTGATATTAAGCGTTATACGAACAATTAATCACACAATTATATATATATAATTTAGATGCTTGATTATTCTGATTTTACTGTTGTAAAAAATAGTGATGGAATGCCAACTGCGATGGGAATACCAATTCAATCAATGCTTTTAAAAAATAACGTGCCATTGTTTATTAGTGGTGGAGGGAAAAAAGGGGTTAAACATAGTAAAGGGACTAATAAAGGTAATAAGAAAAATAAGAAAAATGCTGATGATTTTACTAATGAACATTATATTGAAGATGGTGAATCTTATGACGATATTCACGAACATTTAGCAGTGCCTGTTGGATTAGCATGTATCACGCAGACTGTGTGTAGAAAAACGGATGATATTGATATTAATGAAAATGAACAAATGGTTAATAATAATAATTATGATAACGTGCATATTGGTCTTATGAATCGTGCTACTGAAATGAATGAAGCAGACGACACTGATGTTATTCCAGATGATTTATATGAGAGATTAATTCGATTGGCAGAAGAAACTAAACCTAAAAAACTTTCTCGACGCAATAAAAAACAATCAAGTGATAAAATGGGGAAAACACGCAAAAATAAGACACATAAGAAGAAGTAATCATTTTAATTATAAAATAGAACTTTCGTAAATATACGGTGAGTTTAATAAATTGTCTAATATTGCTATTTCAGATTGTTGTGCTCGTATTATTCTATATGCCATATAAATAATAAAATCACTCTTTGTTTTTTTAAGTATTTTTTTACTCATATCAACAGCAACCTGATGGTGAGGAATCATATGCTTTATATATGCAGTATCGGTCATTTCATGTAATTCGTGAGTTATATTGAAAAATGATGGGTCACAAGATGTATTGGAAATTTCAAAAGTGTTTGGTTTTACATAATCTCCCTGTGTGCTATAATATTTTTTATTCATTTTAGTATTTATATTACTCATATCATCAGTTATAGTGTATTCGTCGTTCGTTACAGCATCTTTCATCATGGCAATTTCATATGTTTGAATTCTTATTATATTTCGCAATATATTCAAAATGATTGGATTGTGTGTTTTATTAAGTAATTGTTCACTCATATAAACTGCTACTTCATGATGAGGAATCATATGTGCTAAATATTCTTTATCGGTTAGATTATCTTTACATGGTGTGTCTTTTGTATGCTTTATTGAATCATTCTTTTTATTTATATTTATTTTTGTATGATTATATGTATAATTATGATATAGTATTGGGAGTAATAAACATAATATTGTTATTATTGTTATCAATATTATCAATGAGGATTTCATTATAATATAAATATTTATATTATTGTGAAAACTTATATTATTGTGAAAACTTATATTATTGTGAAAACTTACTATATAAACTTAAAAAAGTTATAATTCCAAGACACATTATCAAAGAAAAATGTATGTATGAAAAAATAACTCATACCAATAGTTGCTAATTTCTTTTCGGTTGTATACTTTTTCTCTCTAATATCATTTATTAATTTGGTTGAATAGAAAGATGCAAAAGCAACAATACTTAAAACACATATAATTGCGTATTTTAAGTATGCTGATTTTAAATTCGTTTTATTCTTTAAGTTCAGATAGTTTAATGATAAAGGCATCCAAAAAATAGAGGCAAGCACAATAACCATTAACGATATCGGTATCATTTTTTTCTCATATGTTGTAAGTGAACTGGTTTTATATAAATAATAAAGTGCAGATAAAAACCCGATTGCCGATAAAAACATCGAACCAATATAGACGGGTATTAAATGTTTTATATAACGAATACCCCCCCACAAAGCATTAACATTTGTTTTATTATTGGAACCTAGATAATAATAAGAGTATAATAATAGTATACCAAGAGAGATTATAATTAAAAACGAGGATAGTTCTATACGTTGCTGAGACATTTTCATATATTATTAAATGAATAAAATATGAAATTTTTGGTTAAATTATTTGATGTTAAATTATTTGATGTTAAATTATAAGAAATGATTTTTATATCATACTCCAGTTATCATGATTAAACGGTGCCATTTCAATTTCATTAATTTTATTTTTCCAAAAACTCACCTTTTTATCAAAATTTAATTCTTTCATACCCTTATTGTAAAACGGTTTTTGACGCATCATATCTGCTTCTTCGGGGGATATGGGCGGTTTTGCACCATAGCAGTTAATACCATATTTCATTGAAGCATCATTTATATACCCACCATTGAGTCCAGGGCGTCCGCAATCCTGTTCATGTCCTTCAATGCGTTGTAATCGGTCCCATTTCTCTCTTTGAGTAGGAAATAATGCCATTTGTTCATCGCTCCATCCATACGTACACCAGTCGGCACCTTTATTATATGCATCTTTCATTTCGTCAAATGTTGCCAATCGCGCGTCGTGTGCTTTACATATGGCTTTGGAATCTTCATATGTATATTTATTTTCAGGTAAATGAAAAACTTGTTCTTTTAACATAACCTTAACCTCTGCCCCGTCGTCTTGATACACCGGTTCAGGATAGTACCCTAACCAATGTTTTATTGTTTCTATCATATCAATTCCAAAAATATAAGTAAGTCCATTTAATAATAACATTGCTATAAATAAAATCCATAATGAAGTTTCAGAAATAACCTTTAATAATGAGACATTTCCGCCTTCGTTGTTTCCTAAAGACGAAAACAAATAATAATAAATAATGATTAATGCAATAACACCAATTAATAACATTGGTTCTGTACCAATATATTTATTTTGTATCTTATCTTCAAATCTATCAAACATTACTTCTTGTTCCATATGTATATATTAATTATGTTATTTTTTTTTATAATAACTTCTTTTTATGATAGGTAATGTCTTTCAATAGTAATATATATTAACATATTAACATATTAACATATTCAAACCTTCTTACGATAAAAAAGACAATACGATTGAGGAGAGATGACTTGTTCTTCCTTTATTTCATTAACGGCAGTATCATTAAACTGATACCATTTTCCATTAGCATTTTTAATATATGACGTGTAATGCCCGCCACGCGAACTACCACCATGATTACATACTGCATATAAATCATAAACATATGAAGTTGGATTATATCCTTTCACATATTTTGAGAAATCGGCATTACAAAGAGGTATATCAATTCGTCCTTGATTTTTGTTTAAATTCATTGTGTTCCATCGCTTTAAATCAATAATCAATACATTAGGTAAACTCCAGAAACTTATTTTACGCCGAACATCTTCTTTTTGCTTGGTTTCATCGTTAAACCAAGCATTTCCATTGGCATGCGACAATACTTCTGACTCACAGTAAAGATCAAAACAATCGTATAATGATGGTATTTTATTATGGATTGTGCCGTTGGTGGTTTTAGTGGGTATAGATAAACTTAATACAGAAAATGGTTCGGGTCTAGCACTCAATGTTTTATTAGTATCGTTTGAAATAATTTCCGAGACATGAATGCCGTAAAATATTTTTAAAATTTCCGAATATTCTTTTTTATACATATTTTGCATCATTGTATAGCACGTGACTGCTAATTTATCAGTATCATTTTGTAAATTTCCATTAATAACCATATCAACTTCGCGTGATAATGCATTATGAAATGAATCAATCATAAACAAGAGGAATTCTTGAACATCGTTTTGGTCATACCCTGTAAAAATATCACGATTTTTTATTTGTGCAATCCTTCTTATATTTTTTACAAATCCATGTGGGGCAACCGTACAATTTGTGCTCCATAATAATTCACGTAATTTATCCCATTCTAGTAAAATAATTGAATCTGCTACTTTTTTAAGACGTTTTTTGTAGTCGCCACTATTTAAAAAATCATTAAATTCATACGTATGTGACAATACTTGCATACACGAATTTAAATAGCAACTGTTTCCTAGATTTGCTAGTCCAGATAATCCACGGTTTGCATATTTATCCATTAAAAAAGGATTACTGTATATAATGTTTTATTGTGTTTAAACATATTTATTTATTTATTTATTTATTTATTTATTATGCGGTAATGGAGTAAAGTATGAATTAATTGCTGTATCTCCATTTTTCATATTATTTGTATGCCTTAAATAGGGGTCAAATAATAACGCTTTCACTTCTTTATTACGTAACGACGTTTCTTTGTCCTTGTATTTTTCGGGGTCAGGGTATTCCTTGTGCAGTTTTTCTAATGCTGCTTTCCAAGAACGTAATGTATGCCCCTTCTTTTTTCTAAAATCTTTCATTTGTTCTAATACCAAAGCAAATACTTGTTGAACGGGTTTCATAATCTGGTTTGTAATATAAAATGAATAGTTGATTTTTATGCTGTTTTCTATAATGTAAGACGGTGTTTCAATACGTTCGCCTTGAAGTGCTTTTTTATT